ATATCCAATTACTCTATTTATCACCGAATCTGTGACTATTTCGTTTATTCCTATGAATATTTTATTTTTAGCGTGTATGTAAGTCGATCTTCCTTTACATGTAGTATCATTAAACAGTAAAGCGTTCCTAAATATTTCTATATTATCCCACATTCTCTGTAGACTTCGATTATAAACCCAATTTTGGACATATTCTTCTTTATCTATTAAAACGTCATTCAAATCCCAATAATAATCAGGGAAATCGGATATAAGTCTTTTCCTGTTCAATAAATCCACTATTTTTATTATCTTCTCTTTACTAGATATTAAAATGTTTCTAAATTCGTCTTGTGTGACAGATTTAACATCTTCAATACAAGATATTGTCCCGTCTAAAATATATGCTGCAAATACACCATTTTTAAAAAACTTTAAAACGTTATTGCCCACTATTAGATATATAGAAAGTTTATTATAACTAGAACTTAGTCTAGTAGGTGTTCCAGTAGAGTATTTTGAAAAATTATAACTTGATATATAAACACCTTTAGATGTATAAATGCGAATTTCTTTGGAATTTAATACATGAATATTATTATCATCGTCCACAGTTAAACTAATAGGAGGATTTTCTGAAAATTCCGAATTTGATATAGTCCTTAACCAAACACCACGATTAGTAAACATTTTAATGCAACTATTTCCTGTATCTGCAACCAAAATATTGTCGTTCAAATCTATTGCCATATCAGATGGTGAACGGAATCTGCTATTAGCATTTAATCCACCTATTCCACCCCACACAATATTGGTTATCCAATGATCAGTTGATGTATTAGATGGGGTGTATTCTAAACTTATTATCTTGCATAGTGTATTATCCAAAACGAATAATGTGCCTTCACTGTCTAATGCAATAGATTGAATGTTTTTAAACTTACTGAATCTTTTATCGTAATAACTTTTAACATTTACTTCTGTGGCTCCAAAATCCGACGATAACACTCTAATCTGTGTTTTAGTCGCAGAATATATAACATTTTCTTCGCTTGCCAAATCTACTGGATAGCAGTTAGAGTTGATCCCACTATTACAATCCACGTTTTTATAAAGCTCGTTAATGAAGCCATCTTGTGGTTCATTCAAATTCCATTGTCCTTCTACATTGCAAACTTGACTTACTATTACTTCCCCATCGCTAGACTCGCAATGTCCATCGTTCTCCCACTTCTTTCTTAAAACTCCTCCAGTCTTCATGTTTTTCCAAGTTGCGCCAGCTACAGTAGATGATTTCAATGCTGACCACTTCCAATTTAAACAATGTAAACCTAAACAGTTTTGATTCCTGTTTATATTATCACAATTAAAATTTTCATATGGAGCACATGAAAATAAATATCCTTCCACTAAATCACCATCAGAACAGGTGAAAGCATCCCATGACGTTTTATCCCCATTTTCACACGTTAGATCGTCCCATGTTTTATACACACATAAGTTAATAGGTGCAATTATAGCATCCGAGATCGAATAAGACTGTCCATACCATCCGAAAAATTCGTCATAATCAGTATCTAATATTAGTGACCTAGTATATAGATATTTTAAATTGTCGAACATTTTCTCTATTACTGAATTTATATTATCTTCAACAACCCATTCATTAGGAGATATATATGGAGTAGCGGAAAACGGAACACTCAATGGTTCTCTAGCAGACCTTAGTTCGCCAACCTCAACATCTGTAACATCATATTTGTCCACAACTTTTATTATGTTAGAGTAAGTAAAAACCACTGTTTTATCATCATTATTAATAACAGAAATTTTTAAGCTTTTGTCTCCTATCGAATTGTAAGTAGTCTTATAAATATTCGAAGTTGGTATAGTGACATCATTGACACTAATACTTTTGACTTCGGATAAATCTAAACCAACAAACTCAAAAGTGACATAAGAATTTAATAACACGTATCTGTTAGGAGTATACAAAGTTAAATATGGGTAAGTCAAAACATCGAAAGTTCCAGAATTTTTTATTGTCACAATACGAGGAACCCAATCTCCTCCGGGTGTTGGTATACTACAATTAACTTCAGCAACAACTTCTACTGTGATATTGGTATCATTATAGAAATCACATGTATATAAAGCTGTCCCAATTCCTTCATATTTCAAATTATATGGAAATGTTTGATTGTTATCATCGTCATATATTGTCAATGAAGGGGTTTCCCACCCATTATCACTATTAATAACCCAATTTATGGACGTTAAGGACTTCACTACAGGAGAAGTTACAGTAATAGATGTAGGAGATTCATATCTCCATTTTTTCGGATATGCGCCAGTTAATGCTACTTGACCCCAAGTGAACGGCTTGTCAGTGAAATCGTTGTTAAGGTTGTTTACGTCTACATTATCCCATGTCCATATAGTATCATATAGACTATAGCATTTGTTCAGGCTAGAATCAACACCACCACTTAAAGCCAAAATAAACGATGCAGTAAACAGTGAATTGGAATAACTATTGTTAGCATCTCTATCAACAGTCAGATATATTTTATCGCCACCGCTGCCAGTATCGAAACTATATTGTATTTCACTGTCATATGTTAAAATTTTCACACTTTCAAACAGATATGTATTGGAGGAGTATTCTTGGCCATATGGAGTTACAGTAGAAACATAATGTGAATAATAAGTCTTATCTCCAGTGATGTCATCTCTATACACATTCGGGGAATTTATGGGGAAATCAGCATTTACTATTTTCAGTCCGATGGGAACATTATAAACATCTCCGAAAGAGTAAGAAGGGACATTTACAGTTGAATAGTTAGAGTTGACTTCTATAACATTCAAACTGCTAACTACCAATGATTGTGTTTCTTCTGTTGCGGATAGAGAAGTTAAGCTAAGACTCCAAGCGTAAGAGCAACCTGCTGGCAAAGCAGATAAAGCAGATAAATTTATAGTTTCTGTATGCCCTTCACCGATGAAAGAAACGCCTGTGCTAGATAAGCGATAATTACTTGAAGTCAAAGTTTCTTGTTGGTAGCCTAACGTAAATATATTCGTGGGAAAAGCCTCGAAAGTTCCAGCAGATAAGAAATATCTAACGAATGATGCTGATATCTCACTGCTTACTAATGTAGTATTTGTGGATAACGTTATTACTATACTACAAAGCACTGGAGAGTTACATATAAAAGATTCAGAAGATGATAATGTTGAAAGAGGAAGAACTGTTTTGGTTGAAATGTCGTGATTTAAAACATACCACAAGTCATATGGAGTGGAAGTGGACGAAAGCGTGAAAAGATACGAATATGCATTAATATTCACAGTATATGCAGTATTAGAGGTCAATCTATAAAATACTGTGGTATCCTCAGAAAGTTCATTGTTAGCTTTTATGTATATATCTATAGCCATTGGTATTATTTAATCGATCCATTCGACTTCCAACAATTCTACATGTGATGGATTCGACAAATGTAATGCATCTTTAACGTTTTCTTCTATTAATGCTCTAACATTATCATCTACAATATTAGACCCTGATATTTTTATTTTATAAAATGGACTTTTAGAGCCGGGAAGTTTATGTTTGAAAAACCTTTCAATTCTTTCAATATATTGTAAATCCGATGTTGGAACATCCCAAATTATATCATCCGACAGTAACACTTCCCTCACAAACAACATCTGAAAACTTTCAGCCAAAGCATAATCATACAATCTTACATTATTTATGTATCCATTAAATGTAAGATTGTTACTTGCGATTTCAGCATTCATGTTTTCTATTTTACCATTTGGTGTTCCTATATATAGGTCATTATTAACAGTTTTTATGTCGTAATTTCTAGGGATAACCCTTTCACCTAGTTTATAAGAATCTACATAAAGTTTCATTACGTTATTTTCGATAGTAGCAACAATAAGATGCCAATCTTTATCATGAACTTCATAAAACGGAGCGGAAATTTTATGATTTATCACCTCACCATATCTCGAAAACGTTTCTTTATAATCCGTTAAAGTATTTAATTTTGTTGCAGATACTTTAAAATGTATTTGAGGTTTATTGTCATATTTCACCTTATTGAAAACTCTTTTCCATTCATATCCTGTAAAATCGCCCGAAAACGCAAAAGACAAATTCAGATTTTTAATTTGATCTGGAAATTCTAAAGAGTTTATAGACGTATTCAGATTTACAACCTTTAATATATCTCCATCTAACGACAGTTTATATAAATTTTTATCTTTATACCCTGAATGTATCAATACCGCAACCCATTTATCACTGTTAGTTTTTCTATCATATTCACAAAGAAAACTCAAGTTTTTACTTACAATATTTTCTAAATTTGCCACCCCTATATCAAAGGTTGATATTATTTCTCTGGTTATCGTATTTATTTTTATTATGTTCGTAAATCCGTTTAAAACCCATAGAACGTTTTCAGGGTCTACGACAATTGACTGAACAGATGAAATACCAGCAAATAAAGTATTTTCATCTCCATAATATAAATAACCATCAGTCCCAACCAACCATTTATTATTTGTGAAATCATATTTAATGTCTTTACACACCTCAGAAACCATAACACCATTTAAGTTGAAGCATGTCTTTAAATTATTAGTATATATCAATCCAGTATCATAATTCAATAAATAGAGATTTTGATCCAATGTATAAGTCCCATAATCTGTTAAAACTATTACATTATCACCAGAAAGAGTTAATATTTTAGGTGTTGCCGTCAATCCATAATAAAACATCACATCACCCAAATGATTATACTTTGTAACAGATTTTGAAATATCAGCGGAATCTATCATGAAGATTTCAAAATCTCCATTTATAGCTACCTGTGTTGGGTTACTGTTAATAAGTGGCGATATTTGTGTCCCACGATCATTATATACGTTAAATTCCGAATTGAATCCTATAATATGACCAAAATAAATTTCAGGGACAACGAAAAACGGATAATGTTTGAGATTATCGTAAAATATACCATATCCACTTTCGTTAGTAAAGTTTCCAATCAATTGTGACGAACTAGCTTTGTCCCAATTATTATGTTTCACGTTTAAACTGATAGTGAATTCTTTCTTCAAATCTTTAACCGCATCAGATTTCACAGAAACTTTTAAATTTCCAGTATTATCAAGATTTAATGCTCCGTTAATAGGATTGTAAACATCATACACGTATTTCTCATTGAAGTTATTAAATGCAATAGAGTTATTAAAAAAAGATGTGTCTTTTGGATAACCTGCCCATTGTTTAATCTCCAATTTCAGTCTGTTGTAATCATTTCCAGCAAAAGTTTTCACTATCTCTTTTGCTGTTTTCTCCCCAATATGATAATATGAATATAAAACACCAGCTTCTAAAGTCAAAGAAGAAGGAACATCAATAAAAAGATTTTCACTGTCTATGTAATCGGTGAAAAGTGCTTCACCTCTTAACGCTTCTTCATATAATATTCTTCCGGGATTGTAATACCTGTCCAACCATATAGGCTCATCTTCATTATTTGGGGCATACAACCAACTACATAATAAAGTGCCGTCCACAAGCCCTGTAGAGTTACCAAATGGGGTGTTTGTTCCATATCCTCCATTGTTTTTACACATTCTATCGGCCATTATAGGTATTGGCCCTGATGTAGCACCACTATATATCAAATTGGTGTCATTTAAAGCAACCGTATCAGAAAAATATGGATAGTGGAAATGTGTCAAACTGTCTTTTTTAAACTTGACTTCTGTTGTTCCAGATTCATACCCCAAATGGATTTTATCAGAACCATCAATTTGATTATGTCCTGTAAATATTTTATAATAATCTCGATGTTTCAAATTTTCTATCATACTGTTATGTTATCCACTAGATTATTTGCCATTGATGGCGTATATCCAGTTTTAAGGTTTGCTAGATTTATATTTAGCACGTTTTCATAGTTTAATCCATTCACAGAAAAACTAGCTAAGAAATGAGTTGGCGGATTGGTTATAACTCTTTTAATAGTTGTTGTAGAATTTTCAGATTTATCGTCTAACCTCATATAATATGTAACCCAATCATTTCTGAAATATTCACTATTCAATATAGAGTTTTTAACGTCTTCTACGGTATTTTCAGTGTCGAATAAATACGAAGATATTTTACTGTCTCCAATATTAGTCAAATTGTTCCCAAATGAAACACCAGTAGCTCTCAAAATATTATCATTGCCGAATTGTAAGAATCTTTGTCCCTGATTAGTCTCTACAGAAAAACTCATATATCCAGAATTATAATATATATAAAATTTTCTAAGATATGATTCTTCAGTTAATACATCAGCAGTAGTAACAGAAACATCATATGGATATTCTTTAGATATTTGTAAATATCCCGAATCTTTCTTTATATAAACTTGGTTTCCTGATATAACACTTAAATTAAAATAACTAGTGGTGTCCCTTCCTAAAACAACTTTTTTAGTAACATTGTCAACAGTTGCATAATTATACTGACCTTTAGGCTTTAATTTAATGGAAGAAAAATACACCAAATTGTTTTTCACCCTATTCTCCGTTGAAAACATTGAAGACAATGTAATAGAATCAGTTAATATTATCCCATTTCCCCTGTTTATCACAAAATCATTAAAATCTTTAAAAATTGGGTTATAATATGCATTTATGCCTTCACTGTAATAATTTAAATAATCCACAGTTTTCTCGTTTCTTTTATATTCATACTTCAACTTTATAGGCTGTAAAGCAGATAAAGATGCATATTTGATTAGACTCATGTTAATATTTATAATAGAAATCTTCTTATGACCTATCAATTTTCAATAAACTGAAATCATCCCCTATTTGAACACCATAAGTATTGCAACCTTCCAAATTTCTAACCTTTAACAGCCCTATAGAACTAATAGAAGGATATGTAATTGGCCCAACCACTGTTTTAGCACTATCAAAATAAACAGAGTTCATTCCATATACTCTTATCGAAGGATAAAACACGTTAGTAGAGCTTATTCGATAGGTATAAACCAGATCATAATTTCTAGGATCGTATATATCTGAACTTATTGCTGAAGTATATGTAAAAACACTTTCTGGTGTATCATATCTACTTACAATCTTTTCTTCGCTTCCATCCCCAAAATCCCAAACTATTTTTTCTATTGGGAAGCTACCACATAAACTACTGGAAGGCGTAATTTGAACTGTCAACGGGTTTTCCCCATAACTAACTGTCTTACACGCTAAAAAGGCGACAGGTTTTATATCAAATAGCGATATTATATTATGACGGGCTGTTTGTGCCACTTCTAAAGTGTAAACGGTTTGGTTTTGGTCTGTTCCGCCACATCCTTCTGATACATTTTTAATATCGTTCCAAGTAGATGTTTTACTTCCTAACACACTAACAATCCTCCAAGTTAGATTATTTACACTATCTGATTGTAAATTGTTCCAATTCCAGTATGTGCAATATTTTCCCAAGCATTTAATGTTACTAATCCACTTTTTAGACTTAGAACCAGATGCTTTTGTCTGATCCCATGTTATATTTTGAGGTGGTGTAGAACTTGATAAACTTGATAACACACTGCTCCAATTCCAGTATACTCCGTTTCTGTCTTTACATGCTTCCGTATTAACAGGGAAATCTTTACGTTTTAATGTATTTCTAGTCAAAGTGACAGTATATACCCCCGGCATTATATATAAATGAGAAACAATATCACTGATAGATGTAGTATATGCAACATTAGTCGATTGATTATAATAATCTCCGAAATTCCAAGTGAAGTAATTCAAATCGTTTATGTCGTCTATTGTAGAAGTATTAGAAAAAATAGCTGAAAGTCCGGGAGAATTTCCACTAATAACTTCTCCTCCTACATATACGCTTGTATCCAAGGAAGGGTAATCGCCATCCCATCTATAATTAGTGGAGACTGTCGTAGCTGATATTACGGTGAATGAAGTTGTTGACATTAGAATTAATTATTGTTTACTAACAGTTTAAATGTATATCCCACATTGCCATATGCGTTTCCAACAGATAGCGGAATAGAGTAAACTCCTACAGTATTTGCTGTTACGGATATAGTTCCTGTTGACGGGTTTATATAAATCCAATCCAGTATTGTATCAAAGGAAAATGATGTCGGTGAATTCAATGCTGATAGCGGGTAATCAAATGTAGATAATACAGGAACAGACAGATTCAAATTTGTTAATATTATAGGTAAAGCCTTATTTAATCCGCTAACTGCATTATATACTGTAACACCATTTAAACTCATCCCGTTTAAATTATCTACGTAAATCTCTACTAAAGAAATGCTACTATTTTTATTCACTAAAGTCGAAAATAGAAACTGTTTAGTATCATAACTATAACTCAATACATTTCTTCCGATTAATCTATCTATCCCACTCAAAGACAGTAACAAATTCATGTCATCATCAGAAGGGAAGGATTTACGGAAAATGTTTTTGTTTATATCAAAATTATAAATCTCTGGAAATAATACACCACCACTAACATACGCCAAACTTATACACAACTCCTTTTCATGTGGAAAGAACCATGTATCTCCCACGGTAGCATAGTTATATGAACTCAATTGAACTCCACTTAACTCTCTAGATAAAGACATCTCTGTTGGAACTGCCAAAGAAAGACTTTTCGTAGAATTGGTTTTAACTGATATAGATGCATCATCATAATCATATATTATTCTATCTAATATAATTGCTCCAGTGGTTTCCGCCATGAAAGTGTCGAAAAATACATCTATATTTCTCACACCGTTTCCTGTCAATTCAGAATATATATTGGTGTTCTTATATGAAGAAAAAACTGAAGATAATGATTCCGAACCGATACTTACAAATTGATTATTTTTTCTCGTCCAAATACTTCCCAACACTTCTTTCCTATCAATTGGGGAAACGCCTTTAATATTTTTATATAGACCATATTGATTGCCAAAAATGTCATCACACCAAACATCAATTCGTTTATCTGTATTTTTAAGTATTTGTGAATCTGCCCAAATATCTACATTAACTTCACCAGAAAAACTAACGGGGTGATTATTAAAATCCATCCATTGACTATCATTCACACCACCCCAAGGACTATGTTTACTAGAAGGTGTTACCAATCCTACATTTCCTCCGTTGTGTGTTTCGTTGTGTGATTGATAAGGAGTAAATTTTTGATATTTTTTAGATATCACCCTATTAATATTTCCTGCTGCTTGTCCAGTTAAATATCCTTCCTTTAGCCATGAGTTATCGCGTTTTAATATTTCATAAGAGGTGTCTTGATCTTTTTCGGATAATCCTCTACCACCAATTCTAAAATTTGTAGGCTCTCCCAACAAAGATATTTTTTCCGATGATGTTTTATATGAATATGTATAATTTTTACCGTTGTAAATAGACGCTCCTAAATTATTGGGTGTAAAATATCCCCCGCTTTGATCTTCAGTATATAAATCTTCAAGTGTTGGTATTAACGCAATAGAAGGATAATTCCTATTTGAAAGATTAGACCAAGGGGATTGTGCAACAATTTTAGAACTCAAAGAGGACATCGTTTGTGGAAGACTCGAATTAAATATCAGATTCGAGGAATCCGAATTGAATTCTATTGCATTTGAGTTTGCATCATTCTCTTTATATGCTGATATAGACCAGTTAAAGGAATTTACCGCATTATAGTATATTTCTACTGGTTTATTATCGATAAAATTGTGCAACACTAAACTAGATGGTATATTAGTAGCCCTAGAATTGAAAATGATAGTTTGTATATTCGTTATTGCTGATAATGGAGATGCTACATTATCATCGAAAAATATTTCATTCCAAACCTTTCTATTCACGAAATTTTTCACCGTTATAGGCTGATTCCACAATATGTTCGAATTATTGTTGAAATATTCAGTCTTTCTACCAGACTTGAAACGCAAATCTGAAATTTCTGGTTGTGTAATTATATTGTAAAGGTCTACGACATTTTTACCACCGCCCCAACTTTCAATACCCTTATAATTATTAGTTTCAGTTTTATCTGTATATCCAGTAGCCCAAATAGGTCTAGCACCATTAGATTTTCCATCGTAACCGTTCGAACCAAAATAATTCCATCCATACAATGGAGTCTGTAACACGAATCCGGCAGCAGGAGTTTTAAAAGATGATAAGGATGTTGCAAATATTTTTTCGGATATAGCAGATATAGAAGGTATATCAGAAAATTCATAACTCCCTCCATTTGATAATACGTCATCATATAAACTGAGATATGCGGAGTTTATGTGTGCTGTCACTGTTACTGTATATGTCCCTGTAACGGTTGGGACAAAACTGATATTAGAGTTAGAGTCTAATAAAGTATTAACTATTGTTATAGTTTTATTTCCTAGCCCACTATAACCAATTGTGCTGCTCACATTAGCAGTAGTCGAAGTCGTATCATAAACATCCCCACTAGGAGAAGATAAACTCCAAGAAAATGCTGATATATGATTCATTCTAACACTAGGATATTGTGCAGAAAGAAGTTCCTCATTAGCTTTAAAATTAGCTGGATATGATACTACCACTGTTGGTGATTGCTCAATGACAACTAAATCATAACTAGACCAAATACTACTCAGGTTCTTGCTTACATTGGATGGGAAATGTTGAACAGTTCCAGATAAATTGAAATTTAGTGTTGGAGTTTTTGAATATAAAATAAGCTCCTTTTCCCCAATCGTCATATCAGTAGGGGTTTTAGAGGATTTCCAATTACCCTCTGCGTCTTTTTTAGCTTTCATCCATTTCACACCAGATTTGTCTTTATATTCGTATCTGACAGTCAAATCTGGCAGAGAAACATCTTCAGTTGTTTGCAGTGGTTCAATGCTCCTATAATAAAAATAGTTTTGTCCTCGTTTCAACGTCAACGTTCCATCTACAGAACCATTAACCCACTTACCGTATCCCCAATTTGGCGAAGATAAAGAAGTTTTGAACCATGCAAACCCATCACTCTTATTATGGGGTTTATTATCCAATCCTTTCCAAGAATTTAAATCGAATTCTGATGGAGATACTGTGTCTTCTGCTATGAAATCAGCAAATGCACCATTGTCCAAATAATTCGCACCGTTATGTCCGAATGGGGTAAATTGTATCTGTCTACATTCACATTTCACATTGTTTCTATAATCGAAGCTGTTAACATATGAACAATTATTTTCATGTTTAATCGATTTGAATACTTGATCTATTAATGTATCTTCATCAGTCCAAACAAATCTAATAAGTTCTCCAGCTTTGAAATTTACTGACAGCCCTAACTGTTTTACTGATATTAGATTATTTTTATGGACATATGATCCTAATAACCAAGCTGCTTCTGTAGCTTGAGAAGGTTTGTCTTTATAGTTTTTTATTTTGTATATTACATCAGATGAACTTAAATGATCGGATGCAGTAGCAAAAGGAACCCTTATGGAAGATAATTGCAACCTTTCACATATTCTAACATTATCAGGTAACAGATCAACAGAATTTAAACTTTTGTCTGTGATTTTAAAGTATGGCCAATATAAAACACTGTCATCATTTTCGGATATTGATAAATCTGTCTCATTTACTCTATACAACCAAGCTTCTTTTATTTCTCCGCTATATATAGAATCATCATAATTAGTAATTGTATCGAAAACCCTAACTTTATCTGCAAATTTATAAGAAGTATTAGCATAAGACTTCGACTCAGCTAATGTAGATTTATTGATTGGTAAATCTTCAACTGAACTTAGAACTATATTTGATGTCCAATAGACTGAATCTACCGCTGTTTTATATTCCAAATCAAGAACGTCATAATGTGAATCATACTTCAAAGATGGCCCTGTCCATGTCAATCCATCTCCACTCAAACCATAACCCATAAACGGATATTTGAAAGTAGTTTTATCACCACCTACAAAAAACCCTTCAATAATCCTCCCATCATCTATTTCATAATCTTCTTTTTTTAGCCATGCTCCTTCAACACCCCTGCTAGTTTTAACATATATAGTATCTGCTCCACTTATCATGACATTAGAAGTAGCGGTATTTTCTATGTCTGTCGAGCTTAATGGAATTCCTTTATATATAGGTCTTCCAACAGCTATTGTTTCATATACACCTTTCGGGAAATAGAAAAAATTATTCCCTTGTTGTAGTGGTATTTCGTAAATATCAGCAGATGAAGTTTCTATACTGCTTTCCGAATTTAAACTGTTTACATTGGATATTAAATATTTCAAAGAGTTTCCATCCACTGTGGTATAATTCAAAATGTCTCTATTTTCTCCTAAATATTTCTCGGTAAAATCTTTGAACGAGTCTGATGATATATTAATAGTGCCAGATGAATATGCCCAATCTAAAGAAGATAATGATAAACCTCTACTAGCAAAAAAGTTTTCACTAGTTGTATCCGACATATCAACATAAGAAGATAGACTGACATCTACACTTCTGTCGAAATATTGATGATCGTCATAATATTCTTCCAGTTCTATTCTTATTGTATCCTTAACTGAACTTAATTCAGGCAAATTTTTCCAAACCGATGAAGGAACTGTAATGTAAGAATTATTCTTTTTAGTGTAATTTGTCAATATCAACTCTCTCAATTCCTTGACTGCTCCTATATTAGAACCTTTGAGGTTGTATTTCAATTTACTGTCCTTCAAAAGTTTTCTATAATTTAAATAATATAAAGATATAGTCTTTAGCTTTTTAGCGAAAAATGGTATGGATAGTAGTAATTCCTTTTCATCGTTTAAATTTACTTTACTATACCAGTTTTCTCTTTCTGCCTCTGTTAAAAATATTTGCAAACCAGACAGCAAATTCAAATATTTTAACCTAATTACAGATAAAGCATCGAGTTTAGATACGTTTTTATCCTTATACCAATTTACTAAATATTGGTTATATTGGTTATATTCCTGTTCTGGTATTATACTTTTGTTACTAGCATACCAATCTCTGAATGACATTGGCGCATCAGAGTCCAAACCATTTGACGTTAATTGCTCTGGTTTTGTATATGACAATAATGGAATGGTTTGTTTATTAGTCTTTTGCACTGTTTATATTATTTATTAGATAAAACCGCTTTAACAACTATTGACTAAAAAGATTTTCAGTTAAGATATGATTGAAGAATTTTTCTATCAACCCATCTTCTTTATCCCAATCCGCAGACAGTGATTTATCAAGTGTGGTATATTCACTGTCCCAATCTATTATGTTATTTATATCTACACCGCTCAAAGTTGCACCCCAAAGTCTCTGGCGGCATATTGAAGCAAGGTTTAACATTCTACTAACATCCGAAGGAAATTCAACACCGTAATTGAAAGGTTCTTGCCCTATTTGAACTGCTAGAGATTTCAAGAAATTTATGTCACAAGTATCTATGTTTGTAGTATTTATGTTAAAATTCGCTATTTTCTCATACGACTCTCTTCCAATATCGTCAAAAAGTTTGAAATTTTCCGAACCATCACCTACAACTGCTGGTAAAAACTCGTCGAATAATTTGGGATTGTTATAAAGCAACTCAGGAAAAGCTACCGATTTCATATATTTAGCAGTGTTGAAACTGTCATTCACTTTTCTAATGTTATAATAAGAATCGAAGTCGTTTATTGTGAAGGGTTCTGAAACACCAACAACATCTACAGTGTCTAAAGTGTCTATTGCGTATTTTTGATACCATACATTACCTGTCCAATCGCCTGTTGCTGCTGCTGACTTGTAATATATAGAACATAGAGGAGTTGAAAATGTATCATCACCATCAACATAAAAAGATATGTTTGGTCGCTGTTTTATATTTATATGTGAAACATCCGTAAAATCAAAATCGGGATATGCATTAAAAATGTATGCATTGTTAGTTAAAGAATCTATGATCCATACTCTATCGTAAACATCTATGGCCAATCCCCCTAACTCTTCATCGCAAGCACTGGTTTCTATGAAAGATGTAGTGGAAAGAGATATAATTCTTAAATTAGTAACATCACTTATCTCCGAGAAAGTCCATGCTGATAATGCTGACGTAACTCTATCAATATATCCGAAACTTCGAACCCCAAATGTAAACCAAACATTATTACTCCTATCTAATGCTATGTATGCAGGTTTAGGGAAATTCGAAACTGAACTTAATAATTGACCTGTAGAACCATCATATTTATTTATTTGCCCACTATAATTGTTATCTGTAAAACGTTCTGTTACCCATATATCATTGTTTTTATCCACAGAAACATTAATAGGGGATGAACTTACAGGTATTGAAATGTTCAAACTTAGTGTTCCTCCACTAGTATATTTAGAAAGAGTGCTAGAAAGTTGATTTGAATATGTAACCCAAACATTATTATCCCTATCAGTTTCTACAACTGTTGGTTTCATGTAATAATCGCCGTCTATTACACCCGAATTAGTTAACGGAATAGCAAATTGTAAGTTGAAATCTTTATCAAATTTTAAAACTGAGAGTCCATTTACCAAAGAAACCCAAATATTAAAATCGCCATCTAATGAAACATATGATGGTGTAAGACCAGAAACTTCTGGATTGCTAGTTCCAAACAAATACGATAAATCTAATGTGCTCAATACAACACCTTCACTAGAAATTCGATATATTTTATCCTGTTCTCCATCCAGCCCTATTAAGCTATAATCTCTTGGGTCTATAGCTACACCATACATTCCAGTAGAGCTAGATGTCGCATAATTAACAGTAGATGTATTGGTAGATAAAGGAACATAAAATTTATCAACTCTCCCTTCTATTAATGTTCCACTTTCTCGATAATCTACAGATAAACATTCCTCGTTAGCAGATTGAGGTGTATATAAAATCTTACCTATCATTCCAATATCAGGAACTGGAACATAAACAAACTGATTTGGGTTATAATGATAAGGAAACTGAAAAGATTCCTGCTCTGCTGTATTCGAGTTATATATTGTGGTGGATGCAACAATGGAAACAGTGGAAAATGCACTAGTGGAAGTTATACTAGTGAACAAATATCCTCCGTTTCTAAATCCTTTAGAATCATTATGAGACAAATACAGTGAACCATCATCGCTATCTATTCTGGTGACACCAGAAGAACTCGAAAGACTTAAAACTACTTCTGATATCTTACCTAATTCATTGTCTGATGGGTATCCGAATATTATACTACTCGTGTCACTAGTGTCCCCATATAAAAAATAATCCCTACCATAAGAATGCAAAGTTATCATGGTCGGTATCTTAATATTGTTCCATTTTTCTTTATATATTTCATCTATATAATTTCCTGTGACTTTGAGGAATAAAGGAAAATCGTCAATGACTCTCCAAGTTGTCGATGATTTTACTATTTTATTGTTAGACAAGCTCGAATATGAATATACCGCAGATAACGGATCGATAAACCGTGAGGAATCTAACGGGTTGATGAAATCTGAAGTTTTAAGTGTGGCTGATATTAATATAGGACAGTCTTCCGTTATATCTTTTGTTCCTGTATCATCTATATAATAAAATTCCCCTTCTGCTGAAACACCAACTTGAATAGAATTTAAATATATTGGTGTAGCACTAAGAGAAAGAACATCTATTATATCACTGCCGTCATGGTTTTTACAAAATCTCCATGTAGGATTTAAAAAACTCCATTTATCATCTATTTGATTATATGGAATAGATTTAGAGTTAGCAGCATATAACTGTAAATCTAAAGTATCGACTATTTGAGAACATTGCACCTGTATTTTAAAAGATTCGTCTGTTGCTCTACCAATTAGATTATATCTATTAGGAATCCTAGTAAATGCCACATAATCTTTAATATAAGAATTTGCTGTTATTTGAACCGATGTAGTAGAATACTGATTATTAGTATCATATACGTTTAAAGAAACTGTATATATTCCCGGATAATCATATTTCTTTTTGATTGTCTTTTCATTATATACATAAGTTCCATCTCCGAAATTCCAAACTATTTGGCTGATATTGTCACCACTAGACGAATCAGTAAAAACATATTCAGTTTCGTATATGTTTCCGTTTTGGGTAGAGGCTGTAAAAAGTGCTGTTGCCATAGTTTATATTAATATCCAGAAAAATTCTTTACGCTTTTTACATTATATATACTGATTTTACTTAATAACGTATCTATGTCATGTAAATATGGATATTCAAACGACTTCAAGCTAATATTGTTGGCAGTCTGCATTTTATCGGCCACAGGATAATCTGGATTCCATACAAACAGTGATAGACCCTCGAACAATGTATCGTCATCAACTCTTCCAGTATAAAACGTTTCCACTCCATCAACTTCAAATATTTTTTGGGATAATAACTTAACATCTACGATTTGCCCCAACGATAGATTGGATTTAGAAAAATACGTTTTGAAAATGTTAACTACATCATTTATTATCGATTTATCATCTCTCCTAGAGGAGGTTTTCCTTTTTATGAACAGTTTGGCATTGGATTCATCAGAAACATTAAAATCTTTTCCCACACTATAAATACCCAACGCAATAGCTTTATAAATTGGGTCTATATAAGATACTTCGGTAGTTAAACATTTCAAATCTTGAACTGTAGTGCTTATAAGTTCCTTCTGAGCAGGTAACAAATATGATAATGTTTTATTATCAGTCGTTTTAGGGACTATTATAAAATATACATTATTGAAATTACACGAATCCGCAAATTGTATTTGGTTGAATAACGCTCTTCCGTGTAAAGCTGGATCAGTTAGACCAACATTGTAATAATATTGCAAATATTCTGTAGTATACACCCAATTATTAACAACTTTAACATCTGCTATTAAATTAGAAAAATTAGTTCTAATGAAAGAGGTATAATCCTCTTCGTTTACCAATCTATACTGACTTCTAAAGGATGAAGGTGCTGATTTTCTTATCTGGTCAGGCGTTTCTTCAGATTGAGTCGGTGTCGATGCCGTAATATTAGATATTTTAATTTTTGATATATCATTACCATTTAATATATTGAAATATCTATTATCTAAAACATCTGCCATTATATCTGAATAATTGGTTAAACCTGATGGGGCTGAAAGTGCCGTTTTCTTAAATGCGTTTTGTCCTATGACACCAGATTCACCACTACTCTCCAAGTAATATATTGCTACTTGATCGCCTTCTTGCAATTTTCTGCCGTTAATATCATCACCGAAAGTTATTTCGTATTGTTTATCACTGTTGAGTCTTATTTCGTATTTCTCCTCTGAACTATTTTCCAAATATAAACTCACTGTTTTGCTATATTGCTTCCATTTTCCTGTGTTTATTGGTTTAACATAGACATCAATGTTGAAATGATCTATTATCGTGTTAGTGGAAACGTTCAATAACACAAATTCACCATTTTCTCCTGTTGCTGTATATGGATTATACTCCCTATAGTTCCCCTGATACATTAATTTTTGAGTGTTCACATCATCTAACACTTCGCTGGTAGCAGATAACGATTTAATGAATGTAATTTCTTCATTGAATGAAAAACTTATGCCATTAACACTGACTGAAGAGTATCTTGGTATAGTGTATATATCTTTGGCTAGATTATCCACAGTAGCAGAAATAGATAAGGTGGATGTTTGATAACCTAAAGGATTGTAGTCCAATATTTTAACTATCCTGTTGATGTTCTCATATATTTGTGCCTCAGTAAACATAGATTCTGATGCTGTTCTGTTGAGATAATAAATTAAAGTGTTATAGGAATATGCTACTATATCAATAATGGATGCTAAATTACTACCTACGAAATTCTGATCGGTGAATACGTTTTGTTTGTTCAATCTATCCAAAATAAGCTGCCTTAAAGACATTGCATCAAATGCTACATATCCTTCTTTTGGTATATCAAAATTGTTGAAATTATTTGTCGCCATATTAATTGTTATTGTTTGTGTTTTCGTGAACCACTGTAAAAGAGTCGGATTTCATGTTAAAAACGAAAGGTGTTCTGAAAGATTTAAGGTTTAAAACTGGAATATCAATTATAATCTCTATAGTATATTGATTATCGTCTGGTTCTGCTATAACATTAACCCTTTTAACCACTACTCTAGTCTCCCATTTCTCTATTCCCTCCAAAATAGTCCTTCCTATCAAAGCAGCCGTTCTTTCCACAATAGGTTGAAATATATATGCCCTCAAATTCAGTCCATATTCTGGAAATAATACTCTTTGTCCCTTACTAGTAGTGAAAAGATTTTGAAGAGAGTTCACAATAGCTGCCAAATCTTCACTTATTTGAATGTCTGCGCCTAAAACAGGGGTTGGGTATACTAAAACATTAGAGTTGTTTATTCTCTTCAGTCCAATATCCAACGTTAAATCTCTGTATATTGAGTCATTCAGAGATTTATCTGCTGCAATTTTTTCCAAACTTTTGATTCTAATAGCCATTTATCACTATTATTTATACTGGAAATGGTTAAATAATAACATAAACTATGGAAACTAAATTTGATACGTTATATGAAAACACTCTTGGAAGATATCAACAAGGTGGTTTTATTGCTGGTGATAGAATAAGATTTAAAAAAGATACATTAAAACACGACTTTTTCAAAGATAAGGGACAAAACTTCGTAGATTTAGTGAAAAGTTGTATGCAGGATGGATTCGATAAAATAATGAGAGTAAGTGTATTGAAAAGTATATATCCCACAACAACCCAAAATTATAGAGGTGGAACCGAATCACCAGATAAAATATATGTGGATGTAGTAATTGAAACAAATCCCGGATTATATGTAAGTCCTATGACAGTTCCAATCGAAGTGTTAGATTTACAAGATGATGAAGGAGGAAGAGGGCCAGTTCCAGACAGTCTAAAGAGAAAAAGTGAATCCACAATGCCAGAGAAAACCGAGGCCAAAAAAACTTCAGGTGAAGACGATTCCAATATAAACCTAACAACTAAAAACACTGTTATAAAAGGCGGGAAAAAGTGGGACGATAAAAAAGCTGGTGGTGGAAATTTCACAAAAAAATAAAAAATAAATATTTGAGAAATCTAAGAAAGGTTGTATAATTATTACCACCAAAGACCGTAAAAAGTCTGCGATTTTAAAAATTTTATGACAAAACAAACAACGTTCGAAGATGACTTCTCCAAAGAAGTTTGGGAAACAACATATAAAGATCACAATGACAATAATGTAGATGATACATTCAGGAGAGTAGCTAAAGCTGTTGCTTCAGTTGAAAAAAACTCTCAACTTAGAGAAGAATGGGAGGAGAAATTCTATGACATGTTATCAGAATTCAAAATAACCACTGGAGGACGAATATATTCCAATGCTGGAACAGAATTTACAGGGACTACACTCGCTAATTGCTTCGTTGGAACAAAACCGAAACAAGATCAAGATTCTCTGGATGGGATTTTAGAAGTTCTTAGAGCACAAGCTAAAACATTGAAAAGTGAAGGTGGTTGGGGGATGAATTTTTCCTTTATTCGTCCTCGTGGTGCATTCATTCATGGAATTGGAGTAGAAACGCCGGGAGCAGTCAAATACATGGAGTTATTCGACAAGTCTTCTGATATTATAACTGCTGGTTCAGGCTCAAAGTCTAAAAACAAGAAAGCTAAAGGGAAAATACGTAAAGGTGCAATGATGGGAGTCCTCTCAGTTTGGCATCCAGATATTGTAGAATTCATTGAAGCCAAATTAACAGATGGAAGATTAACTAAGTTCAACATTTCAGTAAATTGCACTAACGATTTCATGGATAAAGTGATTCAGGCGAAAAAACTGAAGATTGAATCCGAAGAAAATCCAGAGAAAGTTAAAGAGTTTGAAGAATCTAATATATGGGAATTGATTTTCCCTGAAACCACACACGAAAAATATAAAAAGGAATGGGATGGAAATATTGCAACATGGAAAAATAAAGGATATCCAGTAAACGTATATAGAACTATTGGAGTATTAGAATTGTGGGATAAAATAATAAAATCTACTTACACCAGAAACGATCCGGGAGTTTTATTCTGTGATATTGGGAACAAAACACATTGTTGGAACTACGGAAAAAATAGCGACATTCAGGCAACGAACCCTTGTTTTCATGGAGATACTATGGTCGCTGTAGCTGATGGTAGAAATGCTGTCACCATTAAACAACTAGCAGAAGAGGGCAAAGACGTTCCAGTTTACACAGTAAGTCCAATTACTGGAATGGTAGAGATAAAATGGGGGAGAAATCCTCGTGTGACAGGATATGATAAAGAATTGCTGGAGATTAAATTCTCTGACGGAACAGATGTAAAAGTTACACCAGATCACAGATTCTTATTGATGAATGGAGATACTAAAGAAGCAAAAGATTTGATATTCGGTGATTCTATTCCAAGCTTCACGAAAAGGGCTGAACCTATAGTGAAAAATAAGAATAAATTATACTATAGGGTTCATTGTGATACTAATAACCATAATAAGAATAAAGTATTTGAGCACCGTTTAATAAGTAAATTCCACCAGCCCGAAAAATGGGATTCAATATATAATGAAGGAAAAAAAGACGGTTGGATTAAAGGAGGTTTAGTAATTCATCACAAAGATTACAATGGATTAAATAACTCAATCGAAAATCTCGAAATTATGAGATTTAAAGATCATAACAAATTTCACGCAGAACATGACTTTAAAGGTGAAAATAATCCAATGTTCGGGAAAAAACATTCTGAGGAAACTAAAAATAAAATAGGAGCAGAAACAAAAAAAAGAAATGAAAATTCAGAATATAGGAGCACTTGGATAAACAAGATAAATGAATCCTTCACGGATGAACGAAAATCGAAAATATCTACACATAGAACCATATTCGAATTGAATAGAAGAATGGATTTAGCCGCAAAAACAGGACTTAAAGCTTTTCTAATAGATGGAGAATTAATGGTGGAAAAAACATGCGAATTTACAAACACTAAATTCGTAGTTCCTTGGAATAGAAGAGAGGTGTGCTTAAATCCTTCAATTAATCCTATGGAGATAGAAGAATTGAAAGATAAATGCAAACAGAACTTGAAAAATGCCTTCACCGAAAAAGCTAAAATAAATCTACACAATCAAATAATGATATATAAAGATTTACAAGAAAAACTAGAAAGAACTCCATCGAAGAAAGAATGGGAAAATGAGTGCAAGTTGAAAAAAGTGAGTTTCAGATTTAATTCTTCTAGTGAGAATCCATATATATTAAAAGGATATAAAGATTTTCAAAACCATTCACTCAACTATAATCATAGAATAGTTGGAATTAATAAGGTGAAAGGATTACATACAGTATATAACATAACAACAGAAGATAATCACACTGTTGGAATCATAAATAACGTAGAATCAAACACATATAAAGGAATATTTACTTTCCAATGTGGGGAACAACTTCTACCTTTCGGAGGAATCTGCAATTTGGCATCTGTGAATCTAACACAATTTATAAACAAGGACAGGACAGATTTCGATCATAAAAAACTTCAAAAGTATCTACCGATATTAACAAGGTTTTCCGATAACGTTAACGATTATAGCAATGCTCCACTTGACGAATATATTGATTCTATGAGGAACAGAAGGCGTATAGGTCTAGGAGTTTCTGGTTGGGGTTCTGCATTATATTTACTCAAAACTAGATTCGCAAGTGAAGAAGCAGAAACCATTAAAGCGAGAATGATGAAAACCTTTACACATACTGTAGTAAAAACTTCAATCGAACTAGCAAAAGAAAAAGGAATGTTCAAAGAATGTGATCCCGCTAAACATGCATCGGCAAGTTTTTGGAAACAGATCAATTTACCACAAGATTTAATTGACGATATTGAGAAATATGGTATTAGAAACTCTGCATTATTTTCAATTCAGCCTACTGGAAATACATCAATTTTAGCAAACATAATATCTGGTGGATTGGAACCACTATTTTTAAGTGAATATATCAGAACCGTAATAGTTCCATCGTGTCCAGAAGACTTTAAAGAATTCGTTCCTAAATATTGGGAAGGAGAGTTTAAGGAAAATCAATATTTCAAACTCCACAAAGAAGGAAACGATGACATATTAAAATATAAACATACTGATGGGATACTATATAAAATAGATAAAAATAGAGGTCTTACTAAAGAAGTTTTATGTGAAGATTATGCGGTTAGACATCTCAAAAAAACGGATGAATGGAATCCTGATGCAGATTGGGCAGTAACCACAATGAGTTTATCAGTGGATGAACATGTAGCAGATATGTCTGGTTGGGGTAAATGGATTGATAGTAGTATGTCCAAAACTGTAAATGTTCCAAACGATTATCCGTTCGACAAATTCGAGAATTTATATCTAGATACATATAAGACAGGATATTTAAAAGGTATTACAACATACAGAGCAGGAACGATGACTAATGTTTTAGCTGCTAAAACGATAGAAAGTTCTGAAACTGGATGCAAAGTGTGTAAGAGAGAAAAAGACCTAATTGGAGATATATATCATACTAATGCCAAAGGTGTATCATATTTTGTAATAGTCGGTTTAGATAAAAACGGATTACCATATGAGATATTTGCAGGTAAAAACGGATTCTTCCCTAAAAGCATAGAAACTGGAACAATACACAAAGTCAAAAGAGGATTATATCAATTACTAGGAGAGAATGATAATGTTGTCATAGAATCTATAACTGAACATCTAGAAGAAGAGGAAGAGGCATTAACTCGCATGATAAGCATGAGTTTACGTCATGGTGTTGATATAAATTATGTGGTTCACCAACTAGAAAAGGTTAAGGGTGCTCTAAACAGTTTATCTAAATGTATGTCCAGATGTTTGAAAAAATATATTAAAAACGGAACTGCTGTTTCTGGAGAGGAATGTCCTTCTTGCGGAAAAGAGACTTTAATTAGAGCAGAAGGATGCAAAAAATGCATGAACTGTTCTAATAGTATATGCGGGTAATATAATATAATACGAAACAACAAAAAACCCACAATTAACTTGTGGGTTTTTTGTTGTTTTAGTCTTTCTTTAAATTTTTAAACCTTTAATATTTGTTAATAGTTCTAGGATTCTTATAAGAGCTTGCAGCAGAAGAAGGATGAACAATATACGAAGTGTTATAACCCCATACCCAAACTGCTCCGTTAGAATCTCTAGCTATTACACCCCTAACATCTCCAGCAGAACCGCTTCCGTCAGAACCATGACAATAAAAAGCTGCTTCTGTTACATCATTCAATGGAGCTTTCTCATATCTGCGAAATTTATTAGTATGTTTATTGGAACTTTTATATTGTAACATAGTAATAGGAGTGAAAACATTAACACCAGCAAGAAACAAATCCCCTGAATTAGATATTAAACCTATTGATCCTTGTCCTGTATTATTACATCCAAAAATAGCAGATATTGAAGGCATTGATGCTGTTGCAAGAGGTGTTTGTTGATATGTTGTTACCTGAGTTGGTGTTTTTATAGGTGTTGTAGCTACACCATTGCCAACTGTGCCATAAGCATTGTATCCCCACGCAAAAACTCTTCCATCATTTTGTAGTGCTGCTACTCCGGTGTTTGATTGCCACCCTGCTGTTACTATTTTTTCAACTCCTGATAATGAGCCTATTTGTTTGAATAGACGGGAATCTGTCACCGTGGTATCAGCTAGTTGTCCGGCAGAGTTATCGCCAACACCGTATAAATATTTTTGAGCACCAACGGTAACGTATCTGGTGTATCCAGCTTGCATCCCTGAGTTCATTATTTTCTGAACATTTGTTATGGGAACTCCACCAGTTGATGAACATTGGACAAATGATGTTTTATCATCCAAAGAATTTATCGCCAATTGCCCGTTATTGTTTTTACCACATGCGTATAGTAGCCCATCAGTCGTTTTAACCATTATATTTCCACCAGAACCAGCGTCTCCACCACCTATAGATATTTGTTCGAATGTTTTGGAACCTATTGTTATTTTAACAGGCACATTTTTAGAATATGATGTTGCTGCTCCAGATGCCGTTGTTCCTATTTGACCATATCTATTATATCCCCAAGCATATGCTTCTCCAGTTCCAGAAACTATAACACCTATAGTAACATATCTATCATTTATTTCTGAAACGTCAAAAGAAGCTATTTTTTTAGAAGATAAAGATGCTATGTTTAACGGTAAATATGTTCCGGAATAATTAGAAATATAATTAGGAGCAGTAGAATAATTAGGAGTTTCGCCAATATAAACGTTTTGCCATTGTTCGTAATATCCTACCCCCCACAATGTCCCATCACTCAACAACACAAAAGAATTTAATATCCCACTATAAAATTGAGTTATTGTCAATGTAGGATTATCAACAAGATAATTGTTTATAAAATTTTCAGGAGTTGGTGCATTAGAATCATAATTATTGTCTGCTGCAATACTGTTGCCCCAAACATATATTTTATTTGTTGTGTAATATGCTCCATTATAAGCTGAATATCCACGTTGGCCTAATCCCACTGCTGGTTCTGAAAGTCCTGCATCTATACTAGTGTTAAGATTATTGACTACCGCGCTTAATTGATATATAGTTAAATCTAATAAACTGTCATTGTGATTTATAGTAGACAATGATGTTCCAATACATTCATTTGAGTTGATATTAATTACGCCGAAGTAGCTCATGTTTTATTATTTATCTAAAATTTCCCCCTCTTCAATATTTTCCTCAACGTTTTCTTCTAAATCGGATTCTATTTCTATCAATTTAGGAACTATAGGTTCTGGTTCTTCTATCTCCAACATTTTTTTAAGTATTTCTTCTCTGGTAGCAACTAGAACATTTGTATTATTTGTTATGTTCATGGCTGGAAGGGACTTAGCTACCTCCTTCTTGTTTGTCCAATCTAATGCTTTAATCTCTTTTGTCATCTCATGTTTCCTTTTCAACATGTTAAGTTTATTGAGAGATTCTATAGCTCCAGTAGTTGAAGTTATCAAAGATGCCAATGCAGCTATTTCGTCTGGATTTTGGCCTTGAACAACAGATATCTTCAAATCTTCAACAGAGTCCATACTGAGTTCTATTAATTCACTTGATTTTTTTATTAAATATGCCCCAAGTTCTTCTTCTGTCAATTCTTTTTGTGTTGTTGTAGGTTTATTCTTAGGTATTTTGTTGTATCCATTAGATAAATCTGCTAGTAGTGCATCATCAGGGTTTTCACCTGTAGTATTTCCATAAGTATCACTAGATAAGTTAGCGATTAAAGTATCTAAATCGTTGATCATACACATAATTAACAATAAATATATCATTTTACAACTGTTGATGTTAAATATATCAATATTATGGAAACCACGATTCAAACAATTAATGGCACGTATATCGTCCCAAAACACAAAGAAGCAGAACTTTTACATTGGTTGCAAAGTAATGCAATTCGCCAAGGTCAGCAGAATTTAGGAGAGCTTAAAGGTAATTATAACGGTCAACAATTGATAGGGGAATAATCTGTTGTGTTCTTGCTTTTATCCTGAAATGTGATATAATGGCGGAATGATAAAATCAGACGAATTTAAAAACCTTTGGATAGAAAAGTATAGACCTAAGCATTTTAAAGATTTAATTCTTAGTCCAGATGATAAAAGCTATTTTGAATCTTTAAAAACGAAAGAGGAAATCCCCCATTTGTTGTTTACAGGGGCAGCAGGTATCGGAAAGTCTAGTTTGAGCAAGATTATTGTAACTGATATTTTAGATTGTCAATATTTGTATATAAATGCCTCAGATGAAAACGGCATAGACACAATAAGAAACAAGATTAACGGATTCGCCCAAACTAAATCTTTCGATGGAAAATTAAAGGTTGTTATTTTCGATGAAGCTGACGCACTTTCAAATAATGCCCAAGATGCTCTGAGAAATGTAATGGAAGAATACTCAGCGAATACTCGATTTGTATTCACTTGTAATTATCTACATAAGATATCAAACCCAATCCAATCTAGATGTAAGCCAATAATACATTTAAACCCCCCAATTAAAGAAATTGTATCTAGGATTATTTACATTTTAAAGGAAGAAGGCATAAAAGTCCCTGAAAGTGAAACTGGAAAACTTTTGAAATTGATAAAACAGACAACTCCAGATATAAGAAGTATTATAGGGATGATTCAACAATATTCCCATTCTGGAACATTAAACATAAAAGAGAATGGCGTAAAGGACATAACAGATGAGGTTTGCAAGAAAATAGAATCTAAAACTGATGTTATAACAATCAGACAATATTTGATCGAGAGAGAACAAGATTTTGCATCTAATTACACAAGTATATTGAAGGGAATGTTTGAAAACTATTTTGAAAATCCTTCTATAGACAGCAACATGAAATCCGTAAAATTATTGGAGATATCAGAGGCTATCTACAGAGATTCTATTGTTTCCGATAAAGAAATAAACTGTTTTTCTTGCATTTTAAAACTAAATAAATGTAATGGCTAATTATTTTACAGAAATATCTAAAGAAGATGGTTCATTTGTTGGTATAGTATATGATGAAAACACTACAGAAGAAGTGTTTAGAACCAATAAAAGTGAATCTAAAGAGTCAATAATTTCTGAAGTGAACATCTTCCTGTTACAAAAGGCAGCTAAAAATACATCCCCCAATAAATCTATGAAGAATACTGTCAAGGTTAAGGGAAATACCCAACAATCAAGTCCCCCATCTCACGTTCCTTGTAATACTTGCGGAAGCTAAATTATAAAGAATTTTTCGATTTTGGTATAGGGAACCAATTATGTATTTTTATTGCTGTAATGTCGTTATAATAAGACGTTCCTTCAAATATATGTTTAACATCTATCACAAAATACTGTCCCAATAATTTCTCGTCGTATAATGAATTGGAATCCGCTCCTAGATATTTATCTATTCCTATAAATCTTCCACTTGTTCTAAGTGTCAATCCCGGAACCCTAAAATTTATACCTTGATTTAAAAATATACCCATTTTTAGGAGATTTTGTATTCCTATAGATTGACGAATAGGGTTATCTTCGATACCTCCATATAAAGAATATACGGGATTAATGTTATATAAATCCTTTGTCTTGTCTAACGAAACTAAAAAATAATCATCGTTTTGACTCGACTCGTTTCCATATGCCCTATAAAGATTTTCTATGTAATTATCCGCTATAAATCTTTTAACGGTTTCTATCCTGTTCTCCATTAACTCCATTTTAAATTCTCCTGTTCTCATGTTATTGCTTATTACTGGAGTCGATTTAAACAATTGAGCGTTTGTCGATGCAGACATGTCCATTAACGCATATTTCACGATTTCCGAATACCCCTTTTGTTTAAAATCTTGGGGGATTTTATTTTCGATGTCTACTGGCGATCTGAGCGGTTCATATCCAGAGTTTATCATTTTTTGACCATCGGATAATAAAGAATCTGGCACAAAAAAATGTTCAACTTGAAATTTTCCCGGAGAATTATATTCGTTACCAGCATTTTCAAAATATTTCATCATCGGGATTAGTGATATTTCTCCCACATACATATCTTGAATTCCGTGATGTGTTTCTATATTATCTGAATTTGTCGATCTTTCAGAGTTTAATATACAAAAATCAAAAACTTCAGCTTTACCACCAGATGCACCATTCAAATTGCTTTTCAACTCGTCTTTTTCAAAAACAACAGTTTTAGAAGTTTCGCTAGTATGATGACTATAAATATAATCTAAAATATCAGATGCTTTAGAGTCGGATGACGCAGTATAAAACATTTTACTCGATCCTATATCCCATGAATTTTTCGAATTCAATGGAGGCAAGGATTTACTAAAACCGCATAATCTGAATATATCTCTTATCATCAAACCAGTTTCTTTAAGTCCTTCTGGTCTTTGGTCAGCGGTTTCGTTTTCCGATGGGAAATAAGAAGAATATAACAATTTCTTACTTGCCATTAAATAATATTTATAATCTACTAAATACAATTTTTTACATCTGATTAAAGGCGTTGTAGGCAGTCCTTCTAGTCCAACAGGGCTATCTATATCAACAATATCACTAATAGCAAAAGTATATTCTAATTTCCAATCACTTTTCTTTGAACGTTGTCCGACAAAACTTATATCGGATGGTATTATCTTAACATATAACAAATCACTACCGTCATTGTTGAACAGTTTAGTTGATTCAATGTTCAACTCTTTTAAAACATCATCACTAGGACTTTGGATTGTTAATTCTGCTGTTGTCACCCAATTAGCCAAACTATCTTTTATCGTGAAATTTATTATGCTGGTAGGACTCAGCCCAATTTTATATCTGACTTTGGGCGTAGAACTAGTAATAGGAAGAGGATCATTATTTTGGTGGTATGTATCTAACGCTAACTCCATTATATACAATTGAACATCATAATAATTACTCGAATAATTATGTTGTATCTTTTTCTCAAACCTTAAATCGGTTTCGTTCTCAGATTTATTATTATCAGCCATTATTTTATTATTTGATTTAATACCTCTCTAACTATATTATTTTTAGGTATTTTTAAAATATCTCCAGATTGCAATTCCGATAACGGGTTTATTATATTATTAGCTAATGTTATAATCCACCAAAGACTTATTGTTCCATAATTATTGTATGATATTAAAGACCATGCATCATTTGGTTTAATAACGTAAGAATCGAAGAATGAATCTAATAAATTGTCAGGGAATGCAATAGACTGAAGAATATTGTAGAAATATTTCTGTTCGTCATCAGTGTATACATTAAAAATATTTTCATATTTAGCAGTTTCTAATTTAGGCAAATCGTATATTAAATTCTGTTTCATTTTATTTTGTTGATGTCACAATTTTTTGCTGTTCGATATTTATTCTATTCAATAGATTCCTGCTAGGCATAACCATATCTTCTAAAGTCATTGTTACTAAATACGCATCTGGAACATTTACTTCTTGCAATCCTTCAAGTTTCATTCTTCTAATGTTTCCCACATTAGATATTTTCAAATTGGATACAAATGAACCAATTGATGAATATTGTCCTTTTATATCTACAGTATAGAAAACTGGAGGATATGCTGTTATAAACGAAATTTTAGAATATAAATTTTGATGGCAAAGATGATTACATAACTTCCAGTTTTTTATAGCATCTTCACTGTTAAGGGTGTTGAAAAGATAGAAAGATATAGTAACTGATTGAGGTGTAGTATCTCCCCATATTTTAGTTTTATCTAAAAATCCTGTTTTAGGATATGCTAGTCCAGCTAATCCTTGTGCAGTAGTAGCAGCCCCCTGCATTATATCAGTAAAACTTTTTACAGCATTTCCAGCGGACTCTCCAAATAATCCTGCAATGTTTGATACATTAGTTACAGTTTTTTCTATTGCATCTAATGCTGTCCATGTAGACGCTATACTGAAATTTTCCTCGCTGTAATACGGAAAAACATATTGATAATTGGTGGGACTATTATAATCAAATAATCCATCATATGCGGTATCTTTATTATTAGAATTTGAAAAATGTTCTGTTTTACTCCTAGTCGCACTCGCAAACGCTCCTTTAATGTTACTCAAATAATAATTGACACCATTTGTGAGCATATTTTGAGTCATCTGATATTCATTTAAAAATATTCTAGGTATTTTATCTTTCAATAGAGAGTTTTTAATTGGTGATAATGTCCAAGTATAGTCTTCTACTACATTAACATCTTCATGTGCTCCACTTTCTGTAGTGCGAACCATAGATTCTTTAACAGAATATTGTATCATATCTTCTTTTATTGTATTATATATAGATTGAAAGTCGAACATGATTATGATTGATATATTGATGATAGGAATTCGCTTCTTATTCCCTGTATAGCATTACTTATTGATTGTAATGCCTGTGCATCATTTTTTTGTTGTGGTTGTTGAGTCATAGTAGGATATACATTCACTCCTTGTTTGGAAGAATTTTCCCCTATTATACCCATTATCTTAAACATTGCTTCCGCTAGTTTAACTATTGATTTATTTGTATCTCCTGTATTGCTTTCTATGTCCCCCAATAGTTTAGAACCATCTAAAGTGGGAGACGGTTTAGATTCTTGTGTAAATGGTGCTGCAACAACTCCATCCGTTTTATCGAGTTGGAATATTTTCCCACTAGTTTGTGACGATACTATTAATCCGCCTTTAGGATCGATCATAGCATCACCATGATGAGTGACTTCAGGAGATTTAATACCTGCTTTTACTCTTTCCGCTATTGACTTTTCTTGTTCACTTGCAAATGCTTTTTTCTCTTCGTCGGATTGTTCTGGTCGTTGATTGTCATTATCTAATGCTGATATTATAGAATCTGGTAATATCCTTCTAGCAAGCCATTGAAGATTGGTGTCTTTCCACCAAGCTCTAGCCTTTTCCAGTATCATATCTTTCAATTTCGCAAAAATTCCTTTTGGTTTTGGTGGAAGTGCTTGTCCGCTCTCTTGTTCATTGTCGTCCGAAAAGAACGATATGATATTTCTCAATATAGGAACAGACATTCCCATTGTTTTCAGCCCCTTTAAAACATCTCCATCGTATATTTGACCTATTCCTTTTAGTAGTCCACCCAAAATAGGAACTTTCATAATTTTTTCCTTAATCCATTTACCTAGAGATGCAAACATTCCGCCGATACTTGTTATTCCTCCTGCAACGCCTTTAGCAACACCTCCAACTTCTTCATCCCCTAATAAAGCACCTAGAAGCTCAAAAGGTGGGAATATATAAGCCATCTGCTTCAAACCCTTTAAAAAGTTTCCTTGTGAGAATTCTCCAACTGCTTTCAATGCTGGCCCTATTATAGGAAGCTGTAAAACTAATTTCCCAATCTTTTCAGAGGCCCACGCACCTAGAGATTTAATTAGTCCCCAAACGCTTCCAAGAGCACCTTGAACCCCTTTAGTAGCAGGAACGTCTTCATCCCCTAATAAAGCACCTACAAGCTCAAAAATTGGGACTATATAAGCCATCTGCTTCAAACCCTTTAAAAAGTTTCCTTGTGAGAACTCTCCAATTGATCTAATTAATGGCCCAATAACTGGCAATGCGACTATCACATCACCAAACTTTTCACTTGCCCATTCACCTAGAGATTTAATCATGCCCCAAACGCTTCCAAGAGCACCTTGAACAGCAGGAGTAGCAGGAACGTCTTCATCGCCCAATAAAGCACCTAGAAGCTCTAATGGTGGTAATATATAGGCCATCTGCTTCAACCCCTTTAAAAAGTTTCCTTGCGAGAATTCTCCAATCGACCTTGTTAATGGCCCTATTACTGGCAATTGGACTATCACATCACCAAACTTTTTGCCCATCCATTTTCCAGCATCCTTAATCCAGCCCCAAATCATGGAGCCTTTGCCTTTCCCTCCTGCATCTGGTGTTCCTCCAGCTTTATAATCCAAAAACGCATTTAATGCATCTATCCCTAGAGATATCCCAAGTCCAATCAAATTCCCTCCTCCAAGCAAATTTACCGCACCGGAAAGCAAGTCCAACACTCCACCCAACATATCACCCTTCATGAATCTAGATATTGCAAACCCTATACTGATAATCGTTCCCACAAACGGAATAAACTTTGCAACCTTGGCAAATGCTTTTGCTATCCATCCACCCATTTTAGCGAATATTCCCTTTCCTGCACCCTTTCCAATTATTTCTACACCCTCCTTAGCTGCATCTTTTCCAGCAATGCCAAAGAAACTAGAAATACCTCTCAACATTCCACCAGCAAATTTTTCCAATCCATTAATAGCCATAGCCCCCACTTTATGAAGCAGTGATAATCCACCTTGAACACCAAATCTGCTTACAAGTTTTAGCAAACCTTTGAATGGCCCATCGGTTTTTAACCCCTCATATAACGCAAATAAACCTCCTGCCAATAAAGCCAATCCTCCGAACATCATTTTAAATACCGTAGAACCCTTTTTAGGTTCTTCGTCTTTTTCCTTTTCCGTTTTATCTTTTCTTTTTGTTACGCTTTCCCCTATTATTTTATGCAACACCTTTTGAGCATTTGGAGATAACCCATCAATTATAGTTAATGCTGGTTTATTTTCTTCCTCTAGAGTTTTTTTCTCCCCGTCTTTAGTCTTATTAGACGCAAAAAATTGTCCGACATATGACAATAACTCCTTGTTATCTGGTTCTTTCTTATCTACAACTTTTTCTTTCTTATCTTCTTTTTTGCCTTTATCTTTAGATGTTAATCCTATATCCTCTAAAAGAGTTTTTAACATTCCTTTAGCTGTGGAATCTTTGGATAAACCCTTAATACCATCTGCCAATGTTTCAGATTTATCTTTAGAACCAGTAGATGCTTTTATAGCTAATATCTTCTTCCCTATGGAATTAGACAAATTTTGCATGAAACTATCAGCCAACCCTTCAAAAAATGAAGGAGGTAGATATTTTGACACATCAAGTGGAACAGAATCAGCCATATAATAGTATTATATATTATTTATGGTAGAAACCTAGTTTAACAGCTATTCGTTAAAGAATGTCGTATCGAATGGTATCTTTTCTTCTAGTTTAACAACCTTACCTTCTGAATCGTAACACGTAAAATTGCAAGTTGTTATCTTTTCTGATATTGTCTTATATGCTTCCATATACTTCAAGATTTTGTTTATTATAGTAGATGGAAGTTTAGATACTATCGTAATTCTAGATTTAAAATCTAAAGCGTTAAAGTCTATGTTTTCAGCACTTAATGATATACTCTTAACATATTTAGTAATCTCATTTATGAAAGTATCACCTACAAGCTGTCTAAGTTCTTCTGGTGTTTTAATCTCCACATCTAAGTTTTTATGAAGTTCATTCTCTAAAGTGTTCTCCACTTTTATATTAGGCAAGCAACAAATCACTTTATACGGAGATATTTCAGATATTTCCAGTTCTTGAGGTGATTCTACAGTGTTCACAACATTTTCTACGTGATAATTCAAATCATAACCATAAGAATCATCGATAACCTTGGAATTCTCCGATAGATCAATGGTATAAATATCCGATATACTGTTAATTCTCAACTTTATAAAATATACCAATTTATCTAAGATTGTAAAGTTGCTAACATCCTCATTCAAAATATTTTCCTCCATTATAGAGTTAAATGTTTGAGTAAAAAGAGAGGTTTGTGATGGAGATTCTATAATGCTCTTGAAAAGTCTCTTCAATTGATCAGTATTTAAAATTTTAGATGAGTATTCTTTGTCCGAAGATGGGACTGAAAAGGAGAATGTAATATCTTTGTTGATATCGTCCAGTGTTTTTAATACTGTATTAAGATATGTAGGGTTTTTCTGTGTCATGGTATTAATTAAGGGGTGAATTCACTATTTTCAACTGTTTGTTCAAAATTATTCATAGGGGAAGGTTCTATATTATTAACATTTTGTGGATTACTATTCTGCTGTTTAAGCTTGGATTCATATATTTTTATAAACATCCCAAATTCGCCGGGAGTGCAATTATCTAAATATTCTGGAGACATTTTTTCAGACATTGTGTAAAAACTCTCATACATAGACATCAAATCATCAGAAAACAACATTTTAATTAAAAATGTAATGTTACGTATATTAAAGTCGAATGGAAGAATACATTTTTCTCCAATATCAGGATGATTTAAAAGGTTTATCAGGTTTATTTTCTTCAATTTGTCATCCAATGCTTTTATATCCTTTACAACCTTTAAGGAATATTTTGCTGGCAATCTGTTAAACAATTCATTTCTATCATTGATCGGAAGATTCTTTTGTATTACACAAATATTTTCAGAATTGTGATATATTTTGTCTATGAATATTGTAGCATCTAACTCGAAACGATCATCATATTGACATGACTCCAACTCTGATAATGTAGGCAATCTGTATACTATTTCATATTTTCCGAAATTGTTTTTTTCACTTTTCAGAAAATCTTTTTTTATGTCATAGAACGTTTGTATCACATCAGACAATGATAGATGTAAAGTTGCTATTTTTCCTTCATCGTCCATTCGTAATTTCAAAACACCACTCAAACTTATATTTCTGATTTTGGCTAATATAATCAAATAATCTATGAAATCTAATTCTTCTATCTCATATAAATGCAAACTGCTGTATTTCTCCATTATTATATCAATATTCTCAAATAGGTTTTTCACGTTTGGTGTGTCACCCAACAAACACTTTAAGATGGTTCTATAATCTTTTAATAGAAGTTCTTTTATCCGAACTTCCTTTCCAAATACATCTAAAACATTAAAAAAACTATTCATTTTTATTGTCTAGGTTATTTTTTGCCAAATAAGCCATTTAACAGTTTACCAGCAGCATTTCCTACTTCATTAGCAATAGTTCCCACTTTTATTACTAAATTCTTACCCGCTTCAATTACGTTAATTGTATTTCCTCGGTTAGAATCTATAGTATAATAATTATACGCAAACTCGACTTGTCTTATTTGTGGGGCTGTAGTAGCACCATAGTTGTATTCTTCGCTTCCAACATTTATTGGACAAACGCCATAGTATGTAATTTTATGTCTTACGTATGGAGGTTCGTAGGGATCGGTGACACCAATTTGATAAAACGTTACATTAGTTCTATATTGATTTTCAGAATCTTCAGGATAAGCTATCATTCCCAAATGTGCAGTGACGATAACCCACGGTCTTATAACGTTTTCCACGAAACTAACATTAGTGTCGATAAAACTAATTCTCAGATTCTCCGAATTTCTTCCTCCGCTGTTAATTGTGGGTCTTAACAATCCTCCATATTGTGTTCCTTCATTAGTAGTTGCAAAAGAATCTCCCGGAACTGATACTGCGTGTGCTAACAAACACCCTTTTGTTTTTTGTATGGGGGCTGTTGTTATAGCGTCAAATGCAGCAGTATTATTCCATCTTGCGTTTTCAAATTCCGCTATCTTTTTTATAACAGCAGGAAATTTTTCAAATTCAACAACCCATTGAGCACCTTTAGGTAATGAACTTGCTGGATTTCCTAAAATCTCAGATAGGAAAAAGGGTATTTGCCCTATAAATGATTTATCTGTTGTTTCTAATGCCATATTATTATTTATAGCATCAATCCGTGATTTTAATTGTTATCCTACAGAATTACCTAATTCGGGGCATCTCCAATATTGATATGCTATAGTTGCTGCAATAGTAACAATAGAGCCACCATCTTTAATGTCATAAGCAAAATCTCCAAGAGATTGTAAATACGCTCCAATCAAGTAATAATTCCTTATGCCTTTCATTTTGGAATCTACTAATTGTAGTTGTATCGTGTTCTCGGCTGCATTAGCCATATCACTAGTACCCGCGCCATCGCCAATCGAATAGTTTCCTGTGCTAGTATCATCATCAAATGTGTCAAACAGTTTACTTTCCAGTCTATCTCTCAAATTATAACTAGCATCGCATCTAAATGTAACTGGATATGAAGCAGAGCCGGGATAATTTGCAGTTCCGGGAACATTGAATTGTAATCCCATAAAAGGAACTTGAACATTATTTATAGCACGTCCGGGAAGTGTTGCAGCTTCTACATATATTAGGTCGTCTGAAAATCTATCGTCGAAGAATTGAATCAATCTAAATTGAAACAGTCTCGCAAAGTCTAATCTTTGAACTTTATCATAAAAACTTGTAATTGGTGGTTGATCTGGCATATTATTATTTATTGTTAATTTTTAGATTATCCTATTAATTCTGCAAAATTAGCTGATGTTCTTGTTGCTATGAAGTTCACCAATATGAATTCTGCTGAACGAACTGCTTTAATGTAAATATCTACGTTCAATTCGTTGGCATCAATAGTGTCAGGTGTGTTGTTTCTTTCATCACACACAATCAAGTAATCATAAACACCTTCAGTGTTTTTAGCTCTCTCGAAAATAGGTGTTAATGAATTCACCAACCTAGCTCTGGTAAACACTGTGTTAGGTTCGAACACAAAATATTTCAAATTCTGCATTGTAGCTTTTTCCAATGTTAAGAACAGTCTTCTAACGTTCACTCTGTCGAAAGCAGATGGTTTCTTTTGTAGAGTTTTCTGACCATATACTATGTATCCATCACTTGGGAAGAACACAACAGGGTTTATGGATATAGTATATAGGAAATCTCTCTGTTTTTGAGTTGGATTGAATGCCAAGTCTGTGATTCCTGTCACAACACCTCTAGTAAGTCCAGCAGGAGCAAACCAAGGATATGTGGCTCTATCACTATTTGCATATATTCCTGCGGCGAATCCAGAGAATGGCAACCAAACTTGCGTATCGCTAGTTTTGTCGTATGCTTTTACCCAATTAGCATAAGTAGCGCAATAATTGCTATTTGCACTGCCAAATGTGTTTTTAAGCGGCGTGTAAACGTATTGAGAAAAATTGTATGCGTTAACAGATGTAACTTTAGTGTTTTTTCCGTTGATGAAATTCTGTCTCAAAGGATCAACAATAGCCATACAGTCTTTTCTCTGAACTCCTGCAAAGTTTTCGAACAAGTTATAGATAGAACTCCATCTATTGTAATATACTGAATAGTCTCCTTCAGGATTTTGAAGCGTTGAAAGATTGTAATATGTTGTATCGTCGTATGATCCTGCTGAACAGTTAGCATAAACTGTTGTAAGACCAGAATCAGCTATAATATCCAAAGGATAAATTTCAGGATTTTCAACTAATGACAATGCTCTTTCAAGTTTGGATGGAACAGAACCTATAACTTTAGATGTCTGTTCGGTGATGTTACTATTGAACACACCATCACCGAATAATCCATGTGCTGACAAATCAACCGTAACGGAATACGAAGGATTTACAGAACTTGCAGTCACCCAAGATGTTTTCTTAGAAATATTTGGATTTACCAATATTTTAACGTTTGGAGATTTATCATTTACAACGTCTTCAATGAAGAACGAAGTCTGAACACCACCACTATTAGATGCAGCCTTTTTAGAAGCATCTAAAGACCCTATATATGATTCAGCAAGACCTACAGATAGCAATTCTGGTTGATATATAGATGCGCGGATTTTGAATAAAGTGAATACTAAACTGTCAGAATAATAAACATCACCGAAATTAAATTGTGGTATTTTTTCTATGTTTTCTGAAATACTGTTATTGTTTTGATTTGCAGTTCCAGAAAGACTTACTGTTAATTTAGTAGTAGGCAGATTATACCAATTCACACCATTCGAGTTTGATGTTATAGAATTAACCGTTACAATAGAATTAAAATCTGAATTTGCGCCGAATTGTGAATTGTCTACTAATCCGACATAGTATCCTTCAAATCTTTCATTTATGATGGTCTGACTTTCGTTTATTACAACAATACCTGCGTTTATGAAAGAATTATCTCCTCCCCATCCTTCTTGTGTAACCGCGCTTGCCCCATAAGAGTATAGCCCCGGCGCACTTAAACCTGTTAATGAAGATGAACGAACTGTATCCCAAGTAAAATCATTCTGTTGTAATTTTTCAAATTGACTCTCGTTTAGTGAATAATGAGAAGGTTTTCCAATAGTGAAACCGCTTGCAGATGAAGCTACAGGGTAAAATAGTGCGCTATATTTGTCAGAGAAATCGGCACCGGAGGCAGAACCATATGGCATTCTAGTAACGTATAGATTACCTGCTGAATTTAAAACTTGTTTAGCGGAATGGTAAAAATATCTTTCTGCTGGTGTTGAAGGCACCCCATAAATCTGCTCAAATTCTGATAAAGTTGATACTGGTATTACCTCGTCTGTTGGCCCCTGAGAAGCAAATCCTGTGATGAAAATATTCGTTCCGACAACTTGTGTAGTCGTTTGTGATAAGTCAACTTCAGTAATTTGAACTCCGGGAGAATTAATTGTTCTCATATTATATTATTATTTATCAAAAACGGTAAATTTTTTATGTTATGGCTGGATTTATCAGTTTAAAATCTAATTTATTGAATTGGAAAGTCGCATTAGATTCAATCCATGTGCTATCTCTGTAGTTATATGTTATCCCTCCTAGTCCTGTTATTGTGGCATTATAATAAGTCCATGATGCGACTCTTTGATTATACTCATTGACTGCAAAAATTGAAAATATTGTTTGATATTCAGGCAATCCCATCTTAGAGGTAGGACTATCACCGCCATATATGCTACCATGAGTAGTATTCAACACATTTAACCAATTCCAAAGTATCCAATAATTGAGAAACGTGTTATCCACTACAAAATTTAACGTTAAAGGAGCATAATTGGGTCTAGTATAACTAGTTACATTTAATGTTTGTCCAGCAAAAGGAACAGCTATTGTAGGAATTATAACATCTGGAACGATAGAACCGAAAACTGCGAATTCGATTGGTGAAGTTCCTTGAGTTACAATAGGAGTGTAAACCCCTCCTCTCAAAGCATTAGGCAAATCTAGAACCAATATAAACTTGTCTTTACTGGCTTTATTTAAAACTGATTGTTGAGTAGGGTTAGACATTAATGATATTTAACCTTATGGGCGGAATATAGTATATCCTAAATCTGTTAAATCCTCCATGTTAAGATCGTCTTCTCCGTATATGTCCAAATTACCGAGTAAAGGTTCATACTTCTTTTGAACTTTTTCGTTGGATGGTATTACCACATTTCCACCTATTAAATCTTTCAATTCATATAAACTCTCATCATTAGGGAAATATTCACCTCTAGTTATCTTCAAAGGCTTCTGTTGCTCGTCTGTCTCTTCTATGTTAAAATATTGCTGACAAACATCAGGGTCTAATGTAAACAATCCCCAAACTAATCCCATGACATAATCATCAAAAAATTTTTCGCCTTTTTTCCGATATGTTCCATTTGGATATCTAATAAAAGTCTCTAATTCAGATATTGTTTGAGAATCGTATATTTTAACCACTTGTAAGAAATTGATCCAATATCTCAAATTGCTAACAGCATTAAACCTAAGATTGTTATGGCTAAAAATACCCAAATTTTTGGTGGATTTATATTCTCCAGTCTGAGTCAATTTACTATAACTTACCAATTTCTCGTAACTCAGTTCATGTGATAGTGCATCCAGCGTTTGAGCACCACAGTTATTTCTTTCAATCAACAATGGAGGATTACCCCAAGAAGAACAAAGGTTTATTAATCGATTTGCGAAATGATATGGTTCTATCGTGTTTGAACCATAAACAGCAACTTGAGTTATATTAGATAAGTCTGTCACATCCAAAACCTGCGCTGTAGATGAAGCCCTCCCTACGCCTTCGCCAACATCGCAACCCACAACATATAAATTATCCTTCTTAGGCATTTCATAAACTCTGTAAGAACCATCATCAGACTTCCATATAGGTGCTTTTTTATTAACCTTAAAAGCCTCTAAAACATCATAACCTACTGCGGCTGTTGCGGAATCCAAAAATACATTACCAAACTCTTGAGAAAAAGACTCTTCCGATCCTAAAGTGTTAACCATGTCATTCTTCCACTTCTCGTTTCTTCCCGGAACATCCCACCAATCAATTCTTTCATTGTTCCACCCATTATCTCCCTTTTCAGCACCATTATACATCTCATAGAACTTGTTTCCTATTCCATTAGGTGTGCTAACCATGAAGATTTTCGATTTTTTACCAGATGATATAGTAGGAATAACAGACTTCCAGAAATCATCTAAAAGGTGTGTATTATGATTTAAAATACCATTAGCATAATATCTGTGATTCTTTTCAACATCTACTATATCATATACATAATCCTCATCATCAATTTCTTCAACACTAATAACTTTATCTATTCCATTTTCTGTTATAATGTTCGAACCTAAAGAATTTACAGCGTGTATAATATCCCCCGATTCTAATATAAATCCATGTTTTTCAGAAACTATTATGTTTTTGCCGCACCCTAAAAGCACTTTCACCAATTTCTTTTTATCGTATTTCGAAACACCTTTAAAATCTGACCATCCACAATCCGTCCACACTTCCAAATTTTCATTTGTTTCATAACATATTAAATCGTTTTCAATACCTGAAACATTAGTATTGAACTTAAACATTTCTCCGATCTTTTTCTCATATTCTTTTTTAGTAAATACATCTCTCAATTTCACAACAGATTCCCCATGTAAACATTCTATATGTGCAGCCTCATCTATAAACAAACAATTTATTGACTGGCCACGAGCCGCTGTGGATGATGTAGTGCTAACTTTGATAGAACTTCCATTAGCTAACGCCATTCCTGTTTTTCCCCACTCTTTTACTCCGGGTTTTAGGTAATTCGGAAGTAATTCATATGCTAGTCTTATTCTACTAAAAATTGATATTGCTGTGTCTTCTTTGTTCGCAACTATCAACATGCTTTGATCTGAAGAGAAACAGCAAATCCATAATGCGAAAATAGTAGCCAATGTGGAATTATGACTTAATATTCCATTCGTATAAAAAGTATGATTTTCTGAATCTATAGACAAATCATACATATTCTCAGGAGGACAGTCTAATTTAACCACACTATTCACCTTCTCAATTCCATTTTCAGTTATTATACCATCACCAACTTTTAAGTCTTTGACATATATCTCAATACCATCCTCTCCAATCACTATATGTTCATCAGCACACTCTAAAAAGAAATTTGAGGTTTCTATCCTCCAAACATCAAATGGCACTGTTTTATGCACTTCTTGAATGTCCACCCACCCTTCATCTGTCCATACTTCATAATCTTCAACTTTTTTAGAGTCTATAAACTTTTCTGCTTCCATATAGGTATAACTTATCCATTCCTTATGAAATTAATGCAGTCTTCTAAAACTTTCTGCTTGTTTTTATAGTAATATAATTCTTTAACTACTAAAACATCAAAATCAGGTAAAGATTTTTTAATTTCGTTTAAACGGTTAATATCTTTATCCACTGTATAATCCACTTGTTTATTTGCAACACTATGCCAATATGCGCCATCGAATTCTATGCCTCTATTCACATCTTTAACATAAAAATCTAAAAACCTATAAGATTTTTCCGTCTCTATTTTATATTCATAATTTTTTCCGCTGTCGTCTCTCTCCCCATTCATTTTAGTGGCAAAGAATATTTCAGAATAGTCGTTTTTAATATTTTCGTATATATCCCAAAAAAGCTTTTGAGATACTAAAGAATATTTCAATCTAGGAAAAGATTTCAGCCATTTTTCTGTCATGTTTTTCCTTTTTATGATTGCCTCATCAATACTGCATTTCTCACGATTGATTATACTATCCACAGAAGTCATGTTTTGATGTGAACTGACTAAAAGTTTAGATTGTTCTTCCGTATTTCCCTTTCGCATCCAGTATTCTTTTTTAGATGGCGTGTTTCCTTCTCTAAGGAGGGTTTCACTTATTTTATCACCGCAGCAATGTCTATTATCAATTTTATTATAATAGTTTACGTTGCAATTTGTGTTGTGACAAAAATTGTCATATCCTTGAATTATCCCTTTGAATTTCATGTCTTTACCGCACCATAAACACATTCCGTCCTTTTCTCCGCTTTTAACATGTTTGTTGTAATATAATATAGGATCATGTTCACTGTTAACGTGCTTAGATAAATGTAATGTGTTGCCATATACGTTACCACATTCTAAACATTCGTGTTTATAATCTTCTTCCGTTAAAACACCTCCACGTATTTTACAGGATTGATTATAATGTAATACATTACATGCTCCCCTTTTGACCATATCAAAAGGAACATTATTACAACAAGAGGGTAAACAACATTTCGATTTTCGTTCAAAATATTTTCGGTAAATTTCCCTCTTATATTCAATATCCCCTACTTTATATATAGCTGCACTAACTGCCTTCCATGTATCAAAATACGAATTCAACTCTTCAACAAATGTGTATTTTTTCAATTCCTCTAGTGACTGATTAACATTTTTATTATTTTTCTTGTATACGCTTTTAACCAAAGACCCTGCAAACCTCCCATACGTTTTATGTTGATGTTCAGTAATACAAATTCCAGTAACTTTACAGTATAGATTTTTCATATAACTATACTTATCAAACTTTAAGGAATTGTCTAACCTGTCTAAGATTTAATCGAACTATAAAACTCTCCGACAGTGATATTTTTAGATTCCAGTGTTTTTTTATTCCTGATTCGAACAATTGTATCATCTTTAAGTCATTTGCCTGCTTGTCTAGAACCCAATAAAACGACGAACCTATTGTTCTGCAAGCTCTTTAAAACCCTTTTTTGGGCTGGATAAAGTTCGATGGTTTCTTTACCTCTATCTAGATTTACAATCGTGAAATGATTTTCTGCGAAGTG